GCCTCGCGTAAGCCGGCACTCGCGAGCAGTGTCGCCACACCGCGCCCGCCGCAGGCCCGCAGAAGCGTCGTGTGCTCGCGCTCGGTGAGCAGCACGGTGACGCGCACGGTGCGCACCTCGGCGGGCGGCTTGGGTGGCCGTCCTCGGCGCGGGGCCTTCACGTGTGCTCGCTCGTGTGCTCGCTCGTGTCGACGCGAATGAGCATGTCGCATGCGTCACCGTCCGTGTCAGCGTCGCGCTCGTCCTCGTCGCGGTAGACGGGCACGCTACCGTCATCCCACCTGGCGCCGATGACGAGTCCCGCTCGCTTTGCTGCGTCGCGGAGCTCGGCAACGGTGCCCTTCGCCCCGTTGCGGAAGCTGCCGAAGGATTGGCCGGTGGTGATCGTCACGTGTGCTTGGGTCATGGTGTCTTTCGCTTTCTGTCGTCCGGTCATCCCGTCGACAAAGAACATTATTGACCCAATCTTAAATAACGCCAGTGCTCGCGTGTCGATTGTTGCGATTCGCACGCAAACAAAGGCGATTTATTTTTGCGCGCACGGCTCGCGCATGTCGAGCTCCACGACCACAAGCCCCTTTTCGCGCGCCTGTCGCATCACATCCGCGCTGCCTGGCCCGCCGTCGTGCAGGCACACGAGCGCATCGGCCATCGCGACCATGCGCCCGTTGCGACGGGGCCCCGCAGAGCGCCCCCACGAGCCCCAGTCGGCTGGGATGCGCTGGACCGGGACACGTCGCCACGCGGCCCACGACTCACCGATCGTGTCCATGCCCTTCGCGGTGCCGCTGATGACGAGCGTGATGCGCCCCTTGTCCGCTTCGAGAGCATCAAGGGCGCCCTTCAGAGCGCGCAGCCACCGGTTGCCTTCAGCGTGCCGTGAGCCTGCAATGATGACCTTCACGGCGACCTCTGCGCGAGACGCTTGGCCGCGTCTTCACGGATGCGCGGATCGACGTTCGGGCACACGGCGAGGCGGTGCAAAGGCGGCTCGTTGCGGTTCACTGCTCGCCCTGCCTCGTAGCCGCACGCAAGGCACGAGTGCGGAGGTGCCTTGCCGTCGATGATGCGCAGTGACCAGCGCGCGACCGCACGGAGCTTGACGCGCATGTCCTCCTCGGCGTCGGCGAGCGTTGACGCTGAGGCCATCAAGCGCAAGCTGTCGCCGTAGTCGAGCGCCACCTTCCAGCGCGCGCCCACGATCGAATCTGGGTCCTCAAAGACAACGATGACGGCGCCGATTTCACGCACCGCGTCTTGCCCGCTGATCCATCGATCGGGGAACCGCTCCAGTTCGAAGCCGAGGAACTTGATCGCCGTCATCTCATATCTCCATATGATTCTCTGTTACGAGTGGCCAGCGCTGGACCACTACACGCAAAACACGCACGCCCTGAGCGGCACAACCGGTCTTCTAAGCCGACGGTCGATGGTTCGATTCCATCTGGGGACGCTTTCAGATGCCTTGTGTTCTAAGGCGATTTCTATTTAAGCGATTGCCGCGCAGATTCGGCGCTGACCACTTGTGGCCCACTTTGCGTAGCGTCATTCGGCGAAAGGTGGGCGGGGAACGGCTGGAAAAGATGTGCTGGAAATGGCTCCGACACGTCAACGCCAAGCTCGCTGACGCAGTGACTGCAGACTGGTCCCCATGCTGCCCAACTTGCGCTGTCTGACTCTTCGATGAGTGTGTCGCAGACGGCGCATGTGGGCGGCTCGCTGCGCCTCGGGCACTCCATTGGAACGTTGCGTGTGGTCAGCACCAGCAGCCCCGTTGGGCGGCACTTGCCAAAAGCGAATCCGCCAGACTCGTCCTCGAAGTGGTCACAGTTCAGACACTCAAGGTCTGTACGCAGTTGATACGCGCTCATCGCTCCCTCTGCGTTTTCAGTGCGTCAAGAGCATCGTCGACCGCTTGTGATCTCTTTGGCAATGCAAGCACTGCATCGATCAACGCGTGCATCTCAGGAGAAAGAAGGAGGCGGCTGAAGAGCGCTTGTTGGGATGCCCCACGCTCAAACGCTTCAACCTTCTTGCGGAGTCTTTCCACCTCCCATCGAAGTTCGCTCGTCATGGCTGCTTGCCTCCGATCTCGATCACATCTGCCTGCCTCGGCGCGACCATCGCGCCAGACGTCATCGCCGCCGCGTCGTGCAGGCCTCCCGGCCGCAAGTGCGCGTACCTCTCCGTCATCTTGATCGACCCATGCCCGAGCCAGTCGCGCACTTCGGGCAGGCTCCACACGCGGCCCCAGGTGCCTTGCACTAGGTGCGAGCCGCACGTATGCCGCAGGTCATGCCAGCGCACCGCGGGACGAATGCCAGCAAGCTCTTTGATGCGGTCCCAACCGGGCGTGTACGCGCCGCGGTGGCAGTGCCCATCGATCGCCGGGAACACGAGCGCGTCGCCGACGCCGGGACACACGCGCTGCCACTCGGCGAGCGCCTCACGAGCGGGTGCCAGCAGCGGCACTTCGCGGGGCTTGCCGCTCTTCGTCGCGAGCTCGCGCGAGTACCTCACGACCACGCGGGGCTGTGGCCCGTCGAGGCGCACGTCACGCCATCGCAGCCCCCAAAGCTCGCCCGCACGCATCCCGGTGTAGATGGCGACGATACTTGCCGAGCGTTGCTTTGTTGTGATGTGACCAGCCTTCCGGTAGCCGTTCGCGACATTGGGTGAGGTGTCGTGCACGGGCAGAGCGAAGAGGCGCTGCAGTTCGTCGACCGTCATCCAGTGCCAGCGCTCCTTCGTGTGCTCGTCGCGGGCCGTGATGGGTGCGCCTCGGGCGGGGTTCTCGTCGACGAGTCCATCGTTGAGCGCGGCCTCAATCGCGCCCACGACCAGCCTGCGGGCGGTGCGCATCGTCGAGTGCGCGAGACGTGGCTCTTTCGCGGCGAGGTCGCGCAGCCAGCGCACGACATGGTGACGCTTGATGCGGGTGAGCGTCATCGCGGCGAGCTCGGTGCTTGCGACGTGGGCGCGCCATGCGCTTCGCTCCTTGTCGATGCCTCGCACGCGTTTGCTTCGTTCGCGCTCATCGAGCCACGACTCGCCCCACGCGCGAAGCGTAGTGCCGGATTCTTTCGCACCGCGTGCTTCGAGAGCGGCCGCTTCGACGTCCTCGGCTTCCTCGCGCGTCGTGAACACGCCGTAGGACACGCGCACGCCTTCGACGAACACGCGGACGCGGTAGCCGATCGCGCCGTTGCGCTGTCGGTAGAGAGAGAGGCTCACGTGCGCTCCGTCGTGCGGTCGATGACGAGCCGCAGTGCATCGACGCGAGACAGCGTCATCGCCAAGTCCGCGGCCGACTGCATGAGCGTTTGGCACGGACCCACGCCGATCACGTTGCGTTCGGCGAGGAGCGCTTCCGCTTCGACGATGTGCGCTCGGAGCATTTGCAGGTGCACGGCCGCGCGCTTCTCTTCGCCGCTGAGTATTTGCTGGAGGGTCATCGCGGTTTCCTTCGGTTCCTTCGCGCGACGTGCTCAGCGGCCTTCGCCGATGCGACGCGGACCTTGCGCTCGATGCGCTTGGGTGGAGGAGGCGGAAGAGGTGACACGAGAGCGAGCGCTTCACGGGCGCCGGCCTTTGCCGCGCGGGCGATGATCGCTTCGAGTTGCTCGGGCGTGTACTGGAGCGCGGCGCTCATTTTGAGGCCTGAGGTGTTGAGATCTCACGCTGCAAGATGTCGCGAACCCACGTCGAGACGTCGCGCTTCGCTCGCTTCGCAAGTGCCTTGATCGCGACCTTCTCGGATGCTGTGACGAGCACTTCGATTCGTGCATCACGAAGCTCGACTCGCGCCGGGACGGTTCTCGATGAGCCTGCGACCCACTTGTAGGGGCGTTCGTATGCTCGGTCGCGCCTCATTCGCAGGCCTTCTTTTTAGGACCGGATGTAATCGCGGCCGCGTCTTGAATCGCCTTCCTTTGAGTACGAATCGCGCGGATTGCAGTCGCGCGCACGTCACGCACTTGGCGCCATATGACGCGGTAGTGAGGTGCCCGTCGCCGGTTCTCGCGATGGGCTTGTACAAGCGTTCGCCACTGCTTGAGCAGTTCCGTTTCGGCCGCATCGAGCTTTGATTGTGTCGGGTTCATGTCCCGCCTCGCAGCGCGCGCTCGAGCTTGCCCACGGTTGACGGGTCCGCGCAGAAATCAAGCTCGTTGAGCACGACCGCAAAGAGCAATCGCACGCGCTCGATAGCGGCGTACTTCCCGACGCACACGTGGCACGGGTTGTCGCGCATCTTGCCCTCGGGACAGATGCCGCAGCGCAGTCCTGCGATGATTCCGTCAAGCGATTCTTGAACGGTCATGGGCGCACCTCGTGCTCTTCGATGGTCGCACCGTCGCAGAATGACGCAGCGTGCTCTGCCGCATCGCGCGTCGCGAAGACGTCGAAGCCGGCACCAGACGGCGATGGGAAGTGCGCGACCCACACCTTTGCCGGGGCCGCATCGAGCGCCTTCCGCATCGCACGAATCGCACGGATAGCGGTGGCGCGCGAGTCGCGCACCGCACGCCATTGCATCCGGTAGTACACCGCCCATCGGCGGTTCTCGCGATGCGCTTGGATGAGCGCTCGCCACTGCTCGAGCAACACCGCTTCTGCGGCGTCGAGCTGCTTCCGGCTTGGGTTCACGACGCCATCCTCGCTTCCTGCGCGCAGACATTCGCCCGCACGATTGCCGCCGCCATCGGCGGGCACACGCTGTTGCCCGCGAGTTCGATCTGAATCGTCTTCGAGAGCGCCTTGCCGTTGTGGTCGATGTCGATGCGATAGCTGTCGGGGAAGGACTGCGCGCGGAACAGCTCCCGCGGCGCCAACATCCGCATGCCGATGTCGCTGGGCAGAAGCCCGCGCTCGCGCACCTCTTCGATGTGCTTCATCGAAGGCGTCGATCGGCAGTATCGAAGCAAGAACTCGATGACTTCATCAGTGCGGTCCGTGCCGTACTCGGCCACCGTCAGCGAGTGATGGTCTTGTGTCGTGACCGTTCCGAGCGGTCGCTCAAGGTCGTGCCCAACGACGCCCCCGTAGTGCTTGGTGACGAAGGCGACGAGGGCATGCTTGACGCCGTTGACCATCGTGCCGATCGGCTTGTCGAGCCCAGGCACACGAGGGGCTTGGCCAGGGCGCTCGCCGTAACCGGTTTGGATGAGCGTGGGGATGACGAGCGAGTGATGCCCGCCGCCGCCTGCTGTGACGGTCGCCAATGGCTCATCGATGCTGCGCCCAACGCTCTGCCCGTAGTGGCTCGCGATGAATGGCGTGACGAGCGCGAGCTCGCCGCGGTTGGCGCACGTGATCGTCTTCGTGGGCTCGTCGAGCGAGTGAACGCGCACTGCGCCGTGGTGCGTGAGCGGGACAATGAACGGCTGCGCGCACGTGAGAACATGGCGATGCATGCCTTCGCCGATGCGTGCACACGTCGCTTCAGCAAGGGGCTTCTTGCGCGAGAAGATCGAAGGGCATCGCAGGGACCAGTCGATGATCTCTGCGGCCGTCCGCCATGGGTGCACACGCCCTTTGCCGTGTGATGGCTCGGGCCACGTGATGCGGTGTCCATCGCATCGAGCCACAAGAAACAGGCGCTTGCGCGTGGTCGGTGCCCCGTAGTCCGCGGCGACGAGTAGACGATGCTCGATCACATAGCCGAGCGCTTCAAGCGCACGCTTCCAATCGGCGAACGTCTCGCCCGCAAGCTTCGCGATGGGCTGGCCATCGTCATCGAGCGGGCCCCACGTCACGAACTCTTCAACATTCTCGAGCACGATGACGCGCGGGCGCACTTCACTGGCCCAGCGCACCGCAACCCACGCGAGCGACCTAGTGTTTTTGTCGCGTGGCTTGCCGCCCTTTGCTTTGCTGAAGTGCGTGCAATCCGGCGACATCCAGAGCAGCCCAACAGACTTGCCGCCACACACGCGAAGCGGGTTCACGTCGAAGACGTCTTCGCGGTAGTGCGTCGTGGTTGGGTGATTCACGGCATGCATCGCGAGCGCGAACTCGCTGTGGTTCACGGCAATGTCCGGATGGCGGCCCGTCGCCTCGTAGATGCCGGTCGACGCGCCACCGCCGCCGGCGAACAGATCGACGATGAGCTCGTGGCTCTGAAGCGAACCATCGCCAACCGGGTGCGACGGCTTGCGACGCACGTGGTGCGTGAGTTCGGTCTGAATCACGACGCCTCCGGAAGTGCGAGAACGAGATGCTCGTTGCCCTGCGCATCGGTCACGAGCGTCTTGTTCGCCGCATCGATGCACGCCTTGAACTTCGCCTCATCGCCGCTGACTGCGATGTAGATCACCGCGCACATCGTCTCGAAGAGACGCATTGGCACCACTGCGTGCGTGCCCTCGTTGTCACGCTTCGCGATGACGACGCACGGACGTGAGTCTTGGGCCATCTTGGCATCGCGTCGCGCTTGCCGAATGGCGCCCCACACGTCGGGCTTCGATCCGACTTTGCATTCGATCCAAAACGGCGTCTTCTCGACGTCGCAGCCCTCGCGCGCGGCCTTGCGTGACTGCGAGATGTTTCGCTCGGCATGCGGGAAGAACGCGCGCATGCGGTCGGAGACCTCACGTTCGAAGACGGCGCCCTTTGTGCGCGATCGGCGCCCGTTCTGGGACTTGGTCCTTGGCTGAATCATGACGCGATCCTTTCTTCGTACGTGGCCCTGAGTTGCGTGCGCAGCTTTCGCAGCGCCGCAGTTTCAATCTTCGAGATGGTTCGCTGGTCGACGCCGTAGACGTCGGCGATCTCTTCCTGTGTGCGTGGAGCGGTCGCGAGCTCGCGCGCGGTGGCGTCATGCGAGAAGGGCACGTCGAGCAAGTCCACGCTCAACGCATCGCCCGCGGAGCTGAGGCGCACTGCGCGAAGGTCCATCGCCCGCTCTGGGCTCCATCCGTACTTGATGCGTTTGCGAACGCGGTCGCGCTCTTTGCGCGATGCCCACTTCTTCGCGCTCATGTCGCACGCAGCTTTCCTTCGAGTCGCGCAAGCTTCTGCTTGATCGCCTGCTCGACGTCTTTGCCGGTCGGGTCGATGACCATGCCGACCTGCGCGCACATGATCACAACATCGGCGATCTCTTCGATGACGCCTTCGCGTGCCCACTTCCGGTCGCGGCGAAGTTGATTCGCTGCTGCGCCGAGCTCGCAGCACTCTTCTGAGAGCTGCGCGAGCTGCTCATTCAGGCCCCACTTCGTGATGGCTTCTCGGCAGATGCGCTCGCGTTCGTCGACTGAGCGCGAGTTATCCATGAGCCATGCCGCGTGGTCCGCAGGCACGGTGATGTCGACAGTCTTCCGCTCGCTCACGACGCACGCGTCCTCTCTGCAGGCATCGCGCTCCGCGCCTGCGAAATCGTCTTCCAGACAAGCCCCTGTGAGACGCCAAGACTCTTGGCGATGTCTCGCTGGCTCTCGCCTGCGTCGGCTCTGCGCACGACGTCAGGGACAAGGTGAGGAGGAATCTTCGGGCCGCGCACGACCTTCGCCCCGGCGTCCTTCCAGATTCGCCCCGCGCGAATCGCTTTGATCGTGTTCATCGAGACGTTCGGGAATCGCTGAAGAAGCTTCTTCAACGGCTCATTCGAGCGACGAATGACAACTGCGTCCTCGTGCTTGAGCTTTGCCGATGGGTTGAACTCGCCAGCGACGCTTCCGAACTTCGGGCCGCGCTTCTCTGGTGTCCACTGGCGTTGCTCGCGAAGCCAAAAGCCGTTGGCGATTTCGTCCCAAGGGATCGCCGCATACCCAAGCGAATCGACGTCTGAGAGTTCGACGAACATCACGACGCACGCATCCTCTCTACGAGCGCAGTGTTGCGCGCCGTGTCGCTGGTCTCCTTCACTGCACGCTTGAGCCCTGCCTCGTCGCCCACGATGACGACACCGATCTTTGCTCGAGTGATCGCCGTGTAGAGCAGGTTGCGCGTGAGCATCTTCGTGTGCGTCGAGTGCACGAACACAACGACCCACGGCCACTCGCTGCCCTGGCTCTTGTGGATGGTCAGCGCGTAAGCGAGCGCAAGCGCATCGCATTTGTTCTTCGGGTACTCAACACGGCGTTCGCCGGCGCCATCGGGGAAGCGCACTGTCACGCCAGGCGCGAACTTCTTTGCGCCCTTGCATGCGCTGCACGTGACCATCGCGTCTTCGTCGGAGAGCTGCATGCGCCCCTCGCCATCGCACGCGGTGCACGTCGTCCACATGTTGTGCGCGCGCTCGATGACGCCGACCTCCCCGTTCATCACGAGGAGCGTGTAGTCGTTCTTCGTCTGGATGACGCGGTCACCAACGCGCAGGCGATAGGGTCCCGACTTGATCGCCTCTTCGTTGTCGCCGCGCTCTGGATTCAAGAGCGCTTGAAGGCGCGTGTTGAGCACCTCGCCGCCTGCAGGTCCGATTCGTTGCGGCACGAGCGTCTGAATGTCTTCGCGCGAGGTCTTCTTCTTGTCTGGAAGGAACTTCGTCACAACGTCGACAAGCGCGCTTGCTGCGCTGTCGCGGTCGCTGATCTTCACCCACAAGAAGTCAGGGCGCGCGTTGGTGTCGGGAAGTTCGCCCGCAAGGATTTGCGGGGCCTGCGTGCACACCCACGACTGCGCGGCCGCACGGTGCAGAACCGTCAAACGCGCCACATTCTCAGGCGGCAAGGCTTCGATGAGGTCAGCGAAAACGCGGCCAGGTCCCACGCTTGGAAGCTGGTTCATGTCGCCCACGAGGACGAGGCGCGTGGTTGCTGGATTGATGGCGGCGAAGAGCGACGCCGCGAGCTCTACGTCGAGCATGCTGGCTTCGTCGATGACGACGAGGTCCGCTTCGATGGGGATCAGCTTGTTCCTTCGGAAGCCCATCTCACCGTTGCCGGTCGGGCCGTAGTCGAGCGCACGGTGCACGGTGGTGCAGAGGCGTCCCGTGGCCTCCGTCATGCGCCGCGCAGCCTTGCCAGTCGGCGCGCAAAGCACGTAGACGCTCGTGCGTCCGGTGCCTCCGCACTGGTAGCAAACCTCTTCGTACGCATCGCCAAAGCCATCGTCGACAAGCGACCTGCCCGTGCCGCGACAGTTCATGCACTGGCGACCTCCGGACGCATCGATGCGATCGAGCGCCGTGCGAAGGCACGTCGTCTTGCCGGTGCCAGGGCCACCAGTGACAACGCCGATGCGAGCGCGGGCGACGAGCTCAACGGCGCGTTCCTGCGAAGGGTCGAGCGCGAAAACGGGGAGTTCCTGGGTTGTCGTTTCGGTCATGGCGATTGCTCCGGCGCTTGGTTGCCCCACACACGCCACCCTGGGCGTGCGATGCGGGCGAAGAACTCGATGCGGCTCCCGACGCTCACGCGCTCGATGAGGTCATACGAAGCACGCGGCTTGCGGGAGTGGATGACCTTGCCGTCCGTGCCCCGCTCATGCGGTGCGAAGAGCACACTCGGCACATCGCGCGCGCCGCTCCACACGCTCGGGTCTTGGCCTTTGCCGCGCACGCCGAAGAGCAACATCTCGTGCGCTCCGCGTGCGTACTGACCAATGCCGATTTTGACGGCGGGCGTGCCGTCTTCGCGAAGCGTGAGTTCGCCCTCGAAGCCGCACCCGGTCTCGAAGTCGAGCGCGCTCGGCTTGTCAGCGCGGACCTTCACCCATTGGTAGGTGCGCTTGTACTCAAAGCCCAAGCTCCGAATCAGGTCTAGCCCGTCCTGCAGGAACGTATCGGTCACCCACATCCAGCAATGGGCGTTCTCGGCCGGGTTCCAATCGCCCGACGTTCGGATGATTTCGAGGATGTCCTTGGTGCTCGCAAGGTTGTAGTGCCGATCGGCACCACGCTTGATCTTGCCGCCGCCACGTTCAGCCCAAGGCGGGTCGAGCAAGGCGCACTGCCATGCAGGCGACGTTGCAAAGAGGTCGCCCGTCACGCCGCGCTCCGCAGCATCATCGATGCGCACTCGGCCACCGACACCTCGGCCTGAAACAACTCGATGCGGAAGAGCTTCGTGCCATCGCGGGCAATGCGCTTCTCCTGCTCAAGCGCATCGACTTGGTCCGCAACGACGCTTCCGCTCAGACCAAGCACATCGGCGCTCATGCGCACGAGCGCACCCTGCGGCACGTACACGTGGCCCTGCCCCTCGGCCTCGCCGAGCATGTGCATGAGGCACGCGCGGATGCGGCCGGGGTGCGTGGTGGGAGTGCCCATCTTGCGGGCCACTTCATCCGCGCGAACGAAGCCAAAGCCGTGCACCTCACGGCACAGGGCGAAGGGGTCTTGCTGAAGGTTCAAGACCACGTCCTTGCCCCACTTCTCGCGGGCCTTTGTGATCTGCGTCTCCGTCAATCCCCAACCGCGAAGCGTGACCATCTCCGCGCGGTCGCTCTTCACGCGCCGGTACTCTTCGCCGATGGCGCGCGATCCTTCGAGCGTGATGCCAGGCACCTCAACCAGCGTCTCGCAGTTGGTGTCGAGCAAGTCCCAGAGCGCCGGGATTCCGTAGCGCGTGACGAGCTCGGTGGCGCGCTTGCGGCCAAGGCCTGGGAGCTTGCTCGACAGCCACGCGATCGCGCCGCTCGCATCGCTGGGAACGATGGTCACAATCGAGCTCGCCTTGAACTGCTTGCCGTAGCTCGGGTGCGTGTCCCAACGACCCTTGCACTCGACGGTGGTGCCCGTGTCGATGCCAAGCACGGTGCCCATGACGGTAGTCGTCGCGGCGTCACCGGAGCCCGCGCGAATCATCGCGCGTCCCCAACCGTCCTTGAGCAGCTTCACGCTCGCAACCTCGCCGCGAATCGTCTCTTCTTGAACCTGCGGTCTCATATGAAAACCTCATCAAAATATGAAATGGACCTGCGCAGGAATCGAACCCGCCTTTGCGCGAACCGTTTGCCCGGGTCAGTGCGCGCAAACTCCAAGAGGCCCAGAACCGGAATCGCGGGGGCGAATACGCGAAAGGCATCCGGTGCCGTCTTACCGGCTGTAGCGAGTAGTCCGTGGTCGCTCGCTCACCACCGCCTATTGAGGTGCTATCGAAACGCTCATTGAGCGTTCTTTGCGCGGCGGTATTGCCGCGCGAAGTCGTGGCTACTCGAAGCGAGTGGCCGTCTCGGGCTCGGCCTTGGTGTCGATGAAGCCCTTGGCATTCGCGCCGTAGTCGAAGCCGGTGTCGTCTGCGCCGCCTTCGGAGTCGGTGGACTCGGCGACCTCACGCACACGGTCGAGATACAGCTCTTGCACGCCACGTGCGGTTTCAAGACAGAAGGCGATGTCTGCGCCGGAGAGCACTTCGCCGCGCTCGAAGACGGGGAGCGCGTAGGCGTTCGATCCGTTCTTCTCAAGCTTCAGCGAGAGCTTCGTCTTGAACGTGAAGAGCGGGTAGTGCGTGCGCGCGCCGTTGACCACGCGCTTGCCGAGGAAGTGCTTGTTCAGATAGGTCTTCCACGGGTCGAGGCCAGTCTTCTTGAGGCGCAGCATCACGAGCTCGCCGCCGCGCTCAAGGTCGCTCGCAACGACGTTGTGCACGTCGCCGCAGTTGCGCTTGTTCTTGCCATCGGGCCCGCGCTGCCAGCCGTAATCGGGGCAGCCGGCACACTTGCGAACCTGGCCCGACTCGGTGCGCCCTTCGATGTTGTCCCACGAGGAGCATCGGCGAACGGTGCCCTTGTCCTGAACGAACTCGGCCCACTGGCGCGACTTGCGGAGGACAAGGAGCGCGAGATCGGCGCTCTTCACGCTCTCTTCGGTGAGCGTGTTGAAGAGCATCGTCTTCGGTCGCTCTTGTCCTGTCTTCTCGTCGATGCCGCCAAGGTTCCAGACGAGAGATGCCAACCGGAAGTCATCCGCCGAGATGTCCTCAAGGCCCGTCATGTCGACGGACATGCCCTCGAGCTCATCGCGTGAGAGCGCCGCAAGTGTGCCCGTCGCGAGCGCGTTGTTCTCGACCTTCGCCAAGGTTGCTGTCTCACTCATCGTCGCCTCTTCCTTCTTTGCTTTTGTCGCCATATGGATTCAGTCCTTTCGTTCGTTCACGCGACTTCGGGGAGCAGACCGGCGAGGTCCAATCCTTCGAGCGCATCGTTGATTTCGCGGGCGTTTGCCGCGCTCATGTCGTGGCCTTCGTTGAGGCACTCCAGGCGGTACGAGCACCGCGAGCACTGCTCGCCGAGGCGCTCAAGGAAGCGCCCCATGCGGGCCGTTCCGATGATGTTCTTCATGCTCACCAAGAGCCGTGCGCGGTCGTCTGCTGCGCGCTTGCTGCGGTGCCAGATGTCGGCGTCGAGACGTGCGTTCTCGATGCTTCCTGACGCTTCCCAATACGTATCTTTGCCGCGCCTGAGCTTGCGAGCGATGCCCGCTTTGTTCGCCGCAGTGAGCAGTGCCGCGACGGATGCCGCGTTGAGCTCCCAGCCTGCTCGAGCAAGTACAACTTCAAGCTCGGCGCGTGTGAGCGTGGCATTGCTGAGTGCGCGGTGAGCGGCGCGCATGCGCTCGATCGCAACGTACTCTCGAAGCTGCACCACAAAGACATCAGAGGCCTTCGCCGCGAGCCGCATCTCTTGCTCGGTGCCCGGGAAGAGAACGCCGTGCTCGATGGCCTCGGCATAGATGGAGACCTGGTAGCCATGATCGAGCACCGCAGGCGCCGCCTTGCGCTCGCCCGTCTTCCAGTCGGCCACTGACACCGTGCCTGGTTGCTCACGTGGCTCGAAGAGAAGGTCGATGGTGCCGGTGGCGTGGTAGTCGCCGATCTGCACCAAGAAAGGCGCCTCGACGGCGACGATGCTGAGTGCACGGACAGAGACGGTGCGAAGTGCGCCGATCACCATCCATCGCGCTTTGATGAGCTCGTTCTGCTCGTTGTCTTTGCCCCAATCGATCTTGAGGCCTTCCGCCGCACGCAGCATCTCTTCGCCCATCACGCGATTCAGCGTATCGGGTTGCGGCACGCGGCCCGCAAGGACGGCCGCACGCATCTGCTCGTTCTTCAGCGCGCGCTCAATCGTCGCGTGCACAGCCGTCCCCAGCGTGCGCTTCCACGGCGCCATCTGGCTCTGGCTTTCGCGTGTCTCGCCGCGCGCCTCAGCGTCGCGCTCGTACTTGTATCGCTTGGCGCAACCATCTTGCGACGAGAAGGCGTTGAGGCCCGACTGGCGCACAGGGTCTTTTGCAGTGCCCCACGCGCGGTGGTCCCAGGTGGGAAGGTGGAGCTTGGTCATGGCTTGCGGCTCCTGTAGAGACCCGCGCGGATGTTCTCCGAGAGTTGCTCCATCATCCCCGCGTAGAACGCGCTTTGGCTTTCGGGCATGTGGTCAGAACCGAGGTTCTCGGCGCCAAGGTCGATCCAATCAGCGATGGCGTCGCGCTCTTCGTCGCGTACGGCCTGGGACACATCGGATGTCACATCCGCGGCTGTCTCTGCAGCCCACGGGAACGCCGCGTCGAGGTCCGCGATGGCCTCCTTCGCCGTCGCGGGGTTGGCTGAATCCATCCAGGCGCTGAGCCCGTCGAGGAACGCTTCCCACGCGGCAAGCTCTTGCTGCGTCGCGCTCGCGAAAAACGCTTGGCGATGCTGATGCGCGCGCATCGACTTCTCCCTCGCGACCGCTTCTTCTTTCAAAGAGCGAATGATGAGGACTTTGAGTTCGTCGAGTTTCACGACGCATGCTCCATCGCGAGCGACTGAAGGAGCGCGAAGGCCTCGTCGATGTCGCGTGCAACGAAGGCACACAGGCACGAGAAGACGCTTCGCTCTTCGTCGCCGACCCACACGACAAGCTTGCCCAAGGTGAGCGCACGATCAGCTTCGAACCACGCGCCGATCGTCGGGCTGCCCTGTGACGGCACGAGCACCACACACACCTCGCACTCCATCACGCCTCGGATGCAGTCGAGTGCGATGCCAGTGCGCTCCTGGCGCGTCATGCCTTGGTTGGCGCCGAGCCCGACAGTCTGCATGCGGTCGAGGACAAGCTTCGGCCAGTCGTGGGTGACGACGATGCCGCGCTCACGAAGCGCATCCATGAACGCTTTCGCTCGATGGAGTTCGAGTCCCGTCGAAGACCCCGCAACGTAGACGCGAAGGGGCTTGCGCTCCGCCGTCATCACGGCGGGCGCGGTTGAAATCATCTGTTCCATCACGCCTCGACTTTCGATCGATGCACCGCCGAAGCGATGCGCATCTCAGGTGAACCAATGGCCTTATTGCGCTCCTCAGCGAGCACAGCGGCCGTCATCGTCACGACGAGCAGGTTGCTGCGCGCTGCGCGGCACTTGCACTCACGGTCCGGAACGTCGGAGCCGCATCGCATGCAGACGACGATCACGTTGCACCGTCCAAGCTCTCGACCTTGCCGAAGCGAAGCTCCGTGCTCTGGCCGACCGTCTTCTTGAGCCACGCAAGCTCGTCGCGTGCGCTGAGCAGCTCGTGCATCAGCGCCCCTGACACCATGCACTCGTCGCTGGGAGCAACCGACTGCCGGTTCTCCTCCCACCACTTGCGCTCAGTATCGAGAAGCGCGGCGCTCTCTCCAAGAACGCTCACGACAGCACCGTTGAGAGCGCGGTGAGAAGCGACGTGCCCGAAGTCTCAGCGCCAGCGCGAGTCGTGACCTTCCATGTGCCCGCCTCGCAGCGAACCCGAACACCAAGCGCACGAAGGCGCGCGGTGACTTCGTGAAGGCTCATGCCGCACGTCGCGATGTCTCGCCCGCAACGCGCCCCTCAGCGGCGCGCAGCATGTCGGCGTAGGGCGATGGGCGAACGCAACCAGCGTGCGCCGCCGTGACAGCGGCATCGCGCGTTGCGCCGCCACCAGTCGCAGAGACGCGACGCGCGTTGTCGCGAACGAGTGCTTCCCACGCCTGGTAGGGCGCCGGGCGACGGGCCGCAGAAACTGAGAAGCCGACCGCAACAAGCGACTGCTCGAAGGCGGAAGGCTGCTCGTCGGGGGCGAGCGCGGAGGGAGCGGAGGCGGAGACTGGGGCGCTCACGACGCCACCGCGAACGAGTCGAGCTCGCGCTGAAGCGTCACCGCCGTGCACGGCGAGCACACGAATCGATGTGCCGGAAGTGCTGCGCCGCGTTCGCCGCAGCCGTGCTTGGCAGGCTGCTTGGCTGTCGCCTTGGTCTTGGCCGTCGTCGTTGTTTGCATTCCCGATTAATGACAGTTGCCATGGATGAATGCAAGCCCGAAGTCATAATAGGCGTGCGTTAGCTCACGCAAACGTGGCGTCAGTACCTGCGTCTTGGCAACGACGATCTGGCGGTGGAAGCAATCGAGCTAGAGCAAATCGCTTGGAAAGTAAGCGAAAGAAGCGGGTTCACCGATCGTCCACGATGCGACCCGCGTGCAATCGCGGTGCAACACTTCGGGCTTCGCCTCTGCCCCTGGCCCCATGCTCGCCCTCGGCTTGAGCGTGGCGTGATCTGGTACCCGTCAGGCGCGAAGGAGACAGCGCAGGCCTACTTCGTCGCGCATGAGCTCGGGCACGTGCTTCTTTCTGGGGAGCCCGAAGGCGAGCACTTGGAGCGAGCGTGCTCGAGGATCGGTGTCGCCCTCATGCTTCCCCGGCCCGCGTTTGTGCGCGACGTGGAGGAACGCATCGACCTGCGCGAAGCTTGGCCCCTGGCAACGCGGATGGTGCTCAAAAGAAGGCGAGCGGAGGTCTACGGCTTGGCCGCGTAGAGGGCCGTCGCAGCGTCCATCGCGGACACTTGCTCAGGGCTCATGCCTCGACGGGCGCCCTCGATGACCTGATACAGGCTCTCAACCGTCCAATTGCAGTAGGGCATGCTCGTCGCCCATCGAATCTCTTGCGCGGTCGGAGCTGGAACGAGCATCGCGGAGAGTCGAGCAAGGACCTCGGCAGACACGAGCGAGGACTCGACTCGTGATTCCAAGTCGGAGTGCTGCTGGTAGTCGGGGGAATCGCCAAGCAACGGGTCGTAGAAGAAGGAGGGCTTGATCTTCAGCTTCGAAATCAACGCGCCGATCACGGTCGTGCCAGCGTCACGCGATGTCTTCTTGAGTTTCGAAAGCGTCGTCTGGTGGATGCCTGTGATTTTGGAAAGTTCAGCCTGCCAACCACGGCCATGCTCGGCGGCAAACGATTCCACTACGAGAAGTGCACGACGATGAGCGAGCTCGCTGGCATCCATGCCAAAAGTCTTGCACATCAAAACATGGCAGGGGGCTTGACTCCCAAATAAGCCTCGTGTCATGGTTGCGGGATGAACCCCAGAACCCGTCTTGCGAACTTCCTGGCGTGGAAGGGCTGGTCGCAGAGTGACCTTGCTTGCGCGTGCGACGTCCACCAGACGACCGTTTCCAAGCTGATTGAGGGCCACCGTGGCGCTGGTCTTGGCTTGGCAGTGGCGATTGAGCGCGTCACCCAGGAGTGGCCGGAAGGGGCGATTCTCGCGAAGGACTGGGTTGGTGCGCATGACCAGAGCGTGGCCACGACCGAGCCGACTCGGGAGGTCGCGTGAGCTTCTGGCGCCCCACTGGACCTTTCATCAGTGCTGCCCAGACGCTGACCGCTGCTCGGGCTGAGTCGTCTCGTGCGCTTCGTGCGGCGCTCGCCAAGTGCGAAGCGTCGCGTGCGCAGGTTGCGGCGCAGCTCGCTTGCTCGGACTCACGCTTGTCGCAGTTCGTCGATGAGCAGGCGGACCCAACGATCGACATCGCACGCGCCGCGCTCTTGCCGGTGCCCGCGCGCATGGCGATTGCTGAGTGGATCATGGGCGACGGCTATCGCGTCGTCGCCGTTCCGGACTCGTCCGATGCGAGCGACCTTGAAGCGACGGCGCTCATCATCCGGCAGTCGTCAGAGCTTGCTGCGACGCACCTTTCCGCATGCGCCGATCACAAGGTCACGCGCGCCGAGGGGCACTTGCTCGAGAAGGCTGCTGAGCCGCTCGCGCGTCTTTGCCTTGGCGTGCTCGAGCTCGCTCGCAGTGCACAACGCGAGGGCGTTGTCTCGACGCTTCATCGGGTGAAGTCGGCGTGATCGGCGTCTTGCTGGCCTGCCTCACGTGGGGCGCGCTCGTGACCTGGCTCGCGCATCGCGAGCTCGTGCGCATCGAAGAGCACATCGCGCGGATTGAACGCGTCGAAGCTGAGCACGACGCGCGCAAGTGGGACGCGCCGAAAGAGTGACCGGGCATTTGTGCCCTGAGGAGAACCAATGTCGAAGAGCAAGTTTGAGAGAGAAGACCGTGAAGAAGAGGCAGAACGCCGCGAAGCCCAAGTCGACGAGGGCGCGCGCGCCTTCTCTCGATTCTTCGAGCTGCTCTGCGAGGGCGATGCGCACGCCCACGCCAGCGAGGAGCTGAACAAGCTTGGGATCGTCCTGCAGAAGGAATCGCTCGCGCGCGATGCCGAGGTGAAGGGCTCGCTGTCCCTCACGATCAAGTTCACCGCCTCGCCCCGCGGCGTGGTCGCGACGAACTACGAGCTCAAGACCAAGCACCCTGCGCCCAAGACGACAGCCGGCACGCTCTTCCTCACGCCCGGCGGCAACTTCTCCACGGAGTCCCACCGCCAGCCAATGCTTCCCGGCATGCGTGTGGTGAAGGACGTCCATGAGGCGCCACGCGCAGCGAAGGTGGTGGGCGAGTGAGCAACCCCAACCTCCAGGCAGCCACGCTGCAAACCGCGAACAGCGACGCGAAGGACATCATCGATGCCGTCGAGCGCTTCGCAGAGCCGGGGATGCTCTCGGGCATTCACGGCGCTGTGGATGGCGAACTCATCGTCATGCAGAAGGGTCAGCAGCTCGTTGACTTGCTGCCCTTCATCGACGCGCGTGCATCGGCCCCGCGACGCCTCAAGGGCAAGTCGACGCACACGACGCTCGACAGCTTCATCGCGCACACGAACCGCTTCAAGGACGATGGCTCGGCCGTCTTCGCGTCCACGCAGTCGGTCACGACCGTCTTCGACTACCACCGTGCTGGCGAGCAAGGGCAGCGCTTCAGCGAGCATCGAAGCGTCTACAACTTTCCCTACTCCGAAGAGTGGAAAGCGTGGCAGTCGGCATTCGGGCGTTCCTTGGCGCAAGCCGACTTCGCGACGCTCATCGAAGACCGCATCGCAGATGTGAGCGAGCCCTCGTCGCTCGGCGAGAAGATGTCGGCGATCGTCGCGCGTCTGGGCTTTGTGGGTGCGGGCGCTTCGGCGCTTCTGACGCTCTCGCGCAATGCCCAGGTGAGCGCATCGACGCGCGTCAAGAACGTCGTGAACCTCTCGACCGGCGAGGCGCAGGTGTGCTTCGAGGAGTCGCACGAGGGCGCCGTGAAGATCCCCGGCGGCTTCGTCATCACGGTCCCCGTGTTCACCGGTGGCCAGCCGTACCAGCTGCCCGTGCGCATTCGGTACCGCCTGCAGAACGGCGCAATCGCTTGGTCGCTCGTGCCCTTCCTGATGAACGCGGTCCTTCAGGACGCCTTCGATGGAGTCTGCGCCCAGGTGCGTGATGAGACGGGCCTGCCCGTCTTTCAGGGCCAGCCAGAGTCATGACCGAGAAGCCCGACACGTCTGAAGGTGTTCGTCGAAAGGGTGCCACTTTGCACGTCCTGCCAGCGCGCAAACGCGCATTGAGTGACGCCCATCGCGAACACCTTCGCGCGTCGGGTTTGACCGATGAATCGATCGACCTCGGTGGCTTCTACACGGAGCGCGATCCCGCTTCGATCGCCGCCATCTTGCATTGGACTTCATGGCCACGTGGACGGGGTGACGTGCTCGTCATCCCGTTCTCCTTGCCCGGCCAGCCTGAACCTTTCTTTTCCCGTGTGCGTCCCGACTCGCCACGCACGAACAAGGACACCGAAAAGGTCATCAAGTACGAGCAGCCCAAGGCAACGCCGATGGCGCCCTACTTCGCGGCGCGTGCTCGAGCGAACGGCTGGCTTGCCGACACGAGCAAGCCGCTGGTTCTCACCGAAGGCGAGAAGAAGGCTGCGCTGCTCGACCAACTTGGATTCGCATCGATCGGCGCAACGGGCGTCGCCTGCTTTCACGACGCGGGCTTCCGCCGTGACGAGGGCGAGTACCGCCTGCACGAGCTCATCCGCAAGCACGTGACGGTGAAGGGGCGCGAGTGCTTCATCGCGTTTGATTCGGACAGCAAAGACAACGAGAACGTGTCGCGCGCAGCCGATGTGCTTGCCGCCATGCTCCGCGCTGAAGGCGCCTCTGACGTGCGGATGCTGAGCATCCCCGCAGAGAAAGACCAAAAGCTCGGCATCGACGACTTCTTCGCTCGCTTCGGCGAGTCCAAGACGCGCGAACTCTTTGGCACCGCAGAATCCGTGCAGGGCAATCTCGGCCGCTCTGCGCACGTGCTCTTGTCGAGCTTCCGTGCGCTCGCTGGGGCCCCACTTCCGGAGAAGCTCCGCATGCCGCAGGGCTACGACCTGGGCAAAGGCGGGGAACTCACGCGCTACGACGAGAAGAGCCACGGCCAAGTGCCAGTGGAGCGCGCCGGCCTTTTCGTTTCGCGCTTCGTCGCCGACCTCTACACGGGCAACGAGAACGTCGAGCTCGTGTTCAAGCGCGCGGATGTGTGGCGGCGCGTGGTGGTTGCACGCAAAGCCATTGCGGACTCGCGCACGCTGGTGAGCGATCTGGCGCCCCTGGGTGCGCCCGTCGACTCCAACACGGCCTCGGACATGGTCCGTTGGTTGCGTGACTTTGAGTCAGCGAACGAGACGCGGATCCCGCGCTCAACGTCGGTGGGTCGATGCGGGTGGCACACCGTCGAGAACGCCGACGTCTTCGCGCTTGGGTCTGAAGTGCACGCTGCCGCAGGCGAGTGCGATGTGCTCGTTGAGCGTGGCGGCGACCGTGGGCGCCTGTTTCGTGGTCTCAAGACCAAGGGCAACATCGAAGCTGCGCTCTCTGCCCTGCGTGACGCGTGGACGGCGTCGCCCATCGCTGCCGCAGCAATCTGCGCATCGCTCGCCGCGCCCCTGCTCAAGCCGCTTGGTGCGCCGCTCTTCGCAATGCATCTCGCGGGCGATTCGAGCCGCGGCAAGAGTTCGATGCTCAAGCTCGCGGCCAGCATCTACGGAGACCCGCGCGACGAGGAATGGGTCGCGTCGTGGAACTCAACATCGGTGGGTCTCGAGGTGAGGGCCGCGATGCTCTCCGACCTGCCGCTGTGCATCGATGAGGCTGGCGTCGTCGATGCCAAAGACCGCGAGAAAGCGGTCTACATGCTCGTCAATGGCGTGGGCCGCACTCGTGGAGCAAAGGACGGCGGGCTTCGTGAGGGCCACTCGTGGCGCACAGTGGTGCTCTCGACAGGCGAGTCGAGGCTCGTGACCGAGGAGAGCGCGACAGGCGCACAAGTGCGCGTCCTCGACCTCGCGGTCGACGGATTCGGCAAGCTCACGGCCGCTGGTGTCGATGCGCTCGTGCGCTCGTGCGTCGAGAACTATGGCGTGGTTGGTGCGCAATGGCTCAAGGCGCTTGTGTCGGTCGACGCAGACGCGTGGGCAGATGAGCGCGACCGGCTGCGGACACGTACCAAGGCCTTCGCCGATCGAGCGGCGACTGGGTCGCTTGCGGCCCGTCAGTCAGCGTTTTGGGCGTTGCTCGCACACGTCGAAGCAATCGCGTTTGAGGAGCTCGGCATTGGCATTGAAGGTGGCGCATCGATGGCCCGCCTGTTCGCCGAGCAGAGCGACCCGAAGAAGGCACTGATGCGCGAGGCAAGGACGGCCAGCGACCGAGCAATCGATGTGGTGCGCGAGTGGATGATTCGCGACGGCGCGAAGTTCCCGCGCCTCGACATCAACCCGGCTGGCAAGAAGGTGCCCAAGTTCTCTGGAGGTGGTCGCGAGGTCGCGGGGTACATCGATCAGGACAGAGGGCTTCTCGTCGTCCCCGGCGCCCTGCGCGAAGCACTCGCTCGATCAGGGATCTCCGACGCAGTGGTTCTCCGCGACTGGAGACAGCGAGGGCTCATCGACTGCGACGAAGGCGTCATGTCGAAGACGGTTCGCATCGATGGAGCGAAGGTGCGTGTCATCGCAATCGGCTGCGAAACAATGGGGATTGAGCCCGCGAGCGAGGAGTTCGGCAATGCCTGAATACATGCGTTCAGGGGTGGAACAGGTGGAACAGGGTGGAACAGGTGGTGGAACAGGTGCACCTGTTCCACCTATTCGCATTCAAAATAAGGGGATTTCTCGGCGCGGGTGGGGTGGAACAGGTCAGACGGGTTTTGAAACAATCCTAACGCGCGAGAACGTGGAGAGCGAAGCGCCTACCTGTGCGCGCATATGTACACTTGATTGTACCTGTTCCACCTGTTCCACCTGTTCCACCTCAAGCAAACGCCTTGAATCGAGTGAGATTCAGGTGGAACAGGTCGATCAGGCGCTACCTGTTCCACCTGTTCCATCCTCCGAGTTTGCGGAGGTGGAAGCGCTTGAAGTGCGCTTCCTCGGCGCGCTACCCGTGCCATTCACCCTCACGCTGACCCAGGAAGGCGCCTCAGAGCCTTTCTACGTCTCGACCGACGCTGGACACGTCCAAGAGCTTCGGCGCCTTTCCAGGCCTGTCTGGGCGCCAGTAGGTTTTGAGTACGCCGCTTGGGCCATCCAGCAAGACCGGGCGACGGCGTCAGACTTTGCTCGGTGGTGTGGACGTTTGCGCACTGGCTGGCGTCTTGGGCTTGATGAGGCGTGCGCTGGCGTACCTGGGCTGATCGACATGTGGCGGGACGCGAAGACCGCAACGGGCGTCCGCACCGAACCGAGCATCACGCTTGGAGCTTTGCTGCGGCGCGTAGGCGCTCGCGTGACGGCGCTTGAGTTCGCAGATGAGCGCCAGGGTAGGCAGTCGGTCACGAGCGCTCAGGCGCAGGTGGAGGCGGCATGGTGAGCGAGGTCCGAACTGTGCTGGGTGTGCGCCCCAACGTTCACCTATTCGGCTACGCGTTCGTGCGCTTCCCAAAGAGGGGTGGCGAGGTCGTGCTTGAAGCGGGCCTTCTGCGTGCTCGAGCGAAGTGGGGGCAAGCGGGGCAGGCGGAGAGTCAAGTCAAGCAAGGGCGAGACCTCGCGGGCCTGCTGCGGATCGTCGCGCAACGCGAAGACATCGTCGCTATCTGCGCCCCTACGCTCACCACAGGTGGGCGTAGCAAAGAAGAACTCGCTGACGACTCACGAGCGTGGGGACAGGTGGACTTGCTTGCAGAGGTGCTGCGTGTGCCCGTGGTCGTGGTCGCATCCGACTACATCGAAGAGTGCATGCCTGTGCTCATCGAGCGGCACCGCGCTGGCGCCTGGCTGGCGCAAGAAGAGTTCTCGGGCATCCGCAAGCGCGAGCTCGTGCGGCACACATGGTCCGCCGTTGGGGCGGCAATAGCTGCGGCGTCCTCAGGGCGCCTGCAAGAAGCAATCGGGAGACAGGTCGCATGACCAAGACGAAGGTTGACGGGGCCACGACAAAACCAGACAGGTCGCGCGCGCGTGCGAAGAAGACGACAAATGCCGTGGCGAAACAGCGGGCCATCGAGATGCTGACGTCAGGCACGCCCGTTGGAGAAGTGGCGAAAGCTATCGGTGTGTCACGGCAGACCATCCACGAATGGAGCAAGTCTCTCGACCTCGCCGCCAAGGCGAAGGAGATGCTCGACACCGCGGTGGAGCGAGGGCGTGAGCAGCTCCTCAAGCTCGTCGACAGCTCCACCGTTGTAGTGCGTGAGTGCCTGGACTGCAGTGCGGCGAGCAAGGCCGATGCGTCGGCCATGCGTGTTCGCCTCGAGGCGGCGAAGCTCGTCTTCGATCGCGTGGGGCTCTGCGCCAAGCAAGAGGTCGAGGTGACGAACCAGAGCTTGGTGAACCTCGTCGAGAAGTTCGGTGGTGCGTGACAGCGGGATTCGCCCGCACGTTGGATCGGTGGCGAGCCCGCCCATCGTCCTTTGCGAAAGAGTTTCTGCTTGTCGACCTGTGGACAGGTGACGACGGCGAGAGTGACCAGGTGAAGCTCGTCGACTCGTGGCCAAAGCACTTTCGTGTCGCTGCGCGCTCGGGTCACAAAACGGGCAAGTCGATGAGCGGCGCAGTGCTCGCTTGGTGGGCGGCAACGCTCCACGACAAGGGCCGCGTCATCCTTGTCGCGCCAACGCGCCGCCAGATCCAAGAGGTGCTGTGGCGTGAGATCATCGACGTGTTCGAGCGTGCCAAGCGGGCCGGTCACGACATCGGCGGCCGGTGCTTCACGAACGTGGAGAAGGGCTGGTCTGGGCCAGGCGGGAAACAAATCATCGGCGTGGCCGCGGACAACAAAGACGCGTTCAATGGCTTTTCAGGCCCCAACGTCTTCTACATCGTCGATGAGGGCGCAGGCGTGGACGACGAGATCCACGAGGCCATCGAGGGCAACATGGCCGGCGGCGCGCGAATGATCACTTTCGGCAACCCGACGCGCACCGAAGGTTGGTTCTTCGACGCCTTCCACGACATGTCGCACGACTACGAGCACCATTGGCTATCGAGCGAGCGCACTCCGAACGCGCGCGGTCGCGAGGGTAAGCCAGGGCTCGCAACGAAGGAGTACGTCGACGGCAGAAGGCTCGCGTGGGGCGAAGACTCGCTGAAGTACCAGGTGCGCGTGCGCGGGAACTTCCCAACGCAGGCCTCGTCGTCGGTGTTCTCGCTTGCCGTCTACACCGAAGCGCAGCAGCGCTGGACACCTACACCGCCCCTCTCTGCGATGACGCGGCCGCTCGAAGCGGGGCTCGACTGCGCACGCTTTGGTGACGACCGCAACGCGCTGGTGATGCGCCGAGGCGGCTACGTGTACGAGCCGAAGCGGTGGGGCGGGATGGACTCCATCCAGGTCGCGGGGACCGCCCGCAAGATGCTGCACGACATGCTCACGCCGCTCGAGCGCGCGCGCGGCGTCATCCCGCGCGTGCGGGTCGACGTGATCGGCATTGGCGCAGGCGTCTTCGACCAGCTCGCCAGCTTCCCCGACATCGACGCCATCCCGGTGAACGTGGCGATGTCTCCGACCATCGGAGACGCGGGCGACGACGACGAGAACGGGCACGATGTGGAGCGCTACGAGAACCTCCGCGCGCAGGTTTGGTTCGTCGCGGCCGAGCACGCGAAGAGGGCAATGTTGCCGCCCGATCGAGAGCTGCGCGCAGACTGCCTCGCCCCGCAGTACCGATTCACGAAGCTCGCGAAGACCATCGTCGAGAGCAAAGACGACATCAAGAAGCGCTTGAAGCGCTCTCCCGACGCCGGGGACGCGCTCTGCCTTGCGTTCTACGAGCCCCCGATTTGGCGCCCCGAAGCATTCAACATCCCAGGACTTTGACCATGGACGACGACGCACTTCTCAAGGCCCTTCGCAGCAAGCGAGCCGACTACGACGAAGAGCTGAAGTGGCATCGCTTCCTCTTCGATGCGTACCTGGGAACAGGCGGATTCGAGGGCGGCATCAAGAAGCCGTCCGCGTCGTTCTGGGGCACTGGCGCACGCACGTACCAGGCGTCGAAGGAAGCGAAGCAGAGCTATCTCGACAAGCACCCGCGCGAGGACGGGCCGAAGTTCGAGCGCCGTGTCGCTTCGTCGTACTACCCCTCGCCCGTCGAGCCCGTGGTCGACATCCGGCTCAGCTACATCCACCGCAAGAGCAACACGCGCGAGGGCATCGATGCGCCAGCGGTGAAGCGCTTCATCGAGGATGCGACCGGCAACGGCATCTCGTGGGATGACCTGCGCCGCGATGTCATCGATGTGCGCGCGGAGGTGCTGGGATGGACGCCGGTGTTGCTCGATATGCCGCCAGCGGAGGCGCCAGATCTCACGGTGCAGCAGGCGAACGAACTTGGCATTCGCGTGCGCGCCATCCCGCTCTTCCCGGCCAACCTCTACGATTGGGAGGAGAAGGACGGCGAGCTCGTAGCCGTCAAAGTCGTCACCGCTTGGAGTGAGCGCGCAGACCTTTTGAGCGAGGCCGTGAGCGTGCGCCGCTACACCATCTGGACGCGCACCAAGGTGCAGGTCTGGGAGACCGTCGGCGACGAAGGACAGGAAGCGTTGCGACCTGGCCGAGCGTGGGAGCAAACCAACATGTGGGGCTTCATTCCGCTTGTCATCTTCAAGCACGCCCCAGCGCCCGAAGACGCAGTGCGCGGCGTGTCTCTCGTGCGCAACGTCGCCCTCGCCGCGAAGAAGCAGTTCAACGTGCTCTCGCAGCTCGACGAAGTTCTTGGGACGTCCGCGTTTCAAATGCTTCAGGTGCCCATCAAAGGCAGCGCGGCCCCGAAGGGCACAAGTGCGATGGGCGGGCAAGTTGGGGTGATGACGATTGGCGCTGGCAACGCGCTGCCTGTACCGATGGACTCAACGCGCGACTACAAGTGGATTGGTCCTGATGTCGGTGTGGCCGAGATACTTGAGCGACGCATCGAGAAGCTTGGCAACGACATCACGGCCATCGCTCGCATGGAGTACTCGGGCCAAGACGCGAGCAGGGTGCAGAAGGCGGCGCTCTCTCGTGCGTTCGAGTTTGAGAACATGAACCGCGCGCTCGTCGACACCGCACAGCAACTCGCCAACGCTGAGCAGGACGTGTTCCGCAAGGTGCACGTGATGGAGGGCGGGCAGGATGAGAAGACGATTCGCAGCACGGCCCCTGAGCGCTTCGATGTGGAGGAGATGGCCGCGGAGCTCGAGCGTGTGATGAAGGCGATCACTCTGCCCTTCGGACCCACCGCGAAAGCCGAGCTGATGAAACGTGCGGCGAGGACGGCGTTGCCGAACATCGACCCGAAGGTGCTCGTGCAAATCGACTCGGAGATCGACGAAGAGCA